GCCCGCGAGATCGCCGAAATGAACGCCCGGATCGAGAAGTGGACCACGTTCACCGACGACAAGGGCGTCTCCCAGCGCATCGCGCTCACCCGCCAGGCGTGGCAGAACGTGCTCAACGAACTCGGTAATCGCTGGACGGCATTCAAGGAGAAGCTCCAGAAAGAAAACCGCGAGCAGTTGGCTGAGTACCTGAAGGGCGAGGAAGAAGCGGCCCGGCAGCGGATGCAGTTCGAGGCGGAGGTGTATCAGCGCCGCCTTGAGTACAACGGGGACATCGCTCGCCGAAACCTCGATCACCTCGAACGGATGATGGGCGTGGAAGAACAGCGCGCCGGCATCGATCGGGAAGCGCGTTTGCGGGCCGTAGAGGCAATGGACGCCCAGACCCTCGAGCAGAAGGTCGCGGTGGAGCAACGGAAGGCCGCGATCGAGGTGGACTACCTGGAGCGGGTTCACGAAATCAAGATGCGCCTGTTCGATCTCGAAACCTCGCGCATGGTTCTGGAGGAAGAGGCGAATCTGCGGCGGCTCGGCTACCGCGCCGATGAGATCAAGGCCCGCATCGCGGAACTCACCCAGCAGCGCGAAGAGATCCGCCAGGCGAATCAGGGAGCCACGGATTCCGCAATCGACGCAGCACGCCAGAATGCCGCCAATCGGACGGCGGCGATGGTGCGCGACCACAACCGGCAGATCTTCGATTCTTTCAAACGTCAGGCCGAAGGCGTCTTCGATGCGCTGCTCACGAAGTCCCAGTCCATCTGGTCGGCCATCGGCAATTCGCTTAAGACCGCGCTCCTCACGGCTATTAAAGATGTCGTCACGAGCCGCGTGGCCGCGATGCTCATGCAGTTGTTCACCGGGACTCGCGTTTCGCTCGCGGGTGGTGGAGTTCCCAGTGGTGGTCCGCTCGGGAGGCTCGGTGGGCTGTTGGGCGTCGGTGCCGCCCCAGTATTCGGTAGCGGCGGCGGGCCCATTCCTGGCGGCTCGGCCGGAGGGTGGGGTACGCCTCCCTTCATTCCGTCCGGGAAGGGCGGCGGATGGGCTGGAGTAATCGGCGCCTGGAAGGACTTTTTCGGTTTCGGCGGCGGCGTCCAGTACGCGCCGGGCAAGGCAGTCACTTGGGAGGCCGCGAGCATGGGCCAGAAGCTCTCGGCCCTCGGGCGATCCAATGCGGCACTGCTCGGCGGCGCGACGCTCGCCATGATGGGGTTGCAGCGCGGCGGGGTATCCGGCTTGGCCATGACCACTGCCGGCGGAGCATTGATCGGCTACAAGTACGGCGGTCCTCTCGGCGCGGCCATTGGCGCTGGCATAGGGGCTGTCGCCGGACTGGTGCGGCTCTTCGTCAAGGGAGCGCAGGAGAAGGCGCGGGAGAAAATCAAGGCCACCTATGGTGTCGACATCAGCGACAAGGGTGTGCTGAAACAGATCGTCGACATCGCCAAGCAAGGCTTCGGCGGCAACCTCGACATGGCCGTCCGCAGCCAGCAGATCCGCGATTTGGTGGAACTGTACGCCCTCTCAACGGGCCAAGGCACGTCAGGGCTGCCAGCGACAATGCGTCCGGTTTCGCTGCTCCAGCAGGGGGGCAGCCTGTTCCAGCAGAGTTCTGGCGGCCTCACTCTGGACCGGATTGGTGGTGGTGCACCATCCTCGGCGGCTCCCACGGTGATCAACATCACCGTGCCAGGTGCGAAGGAGTTCTTCGAGAAGGAGACCGTGCGTGTGGTGGTCGAGAATCCGCGGGCGGTGCAATCGGCGGCGATGACAGCCACGAGGCAGAATGCCGGCCGGCGCGAGATGACGGGACTGCAACTCAGTCCGGGATTGATTGTGTCATGACCCGCCAGGAACTCATCGAGAAGATCGCCCGCGCGATCGCGGAGATGGAGGGATTCCATCTCACAGCCGCGCACCCGACCCTTGCCCAGCGAAACGCCAATCCGGGTAACATCCGGCAGTGGCGGGACAGCCGCGGCAGGGCGTACCCGACTTTGAAGGGCTACGTCGACTTCGTCGCCTGGGCTTCGGAGCGGTTTCCCGGCTCCTCGCGTGAGGATATCAGCCGACGAGCGGTCGAGGAAGGGTGGCGCATCCTGCGCGTGCTCGTCGGGCAATATCTGGACGGGCGCTACACGCAGGGCAAGCCGCCGACGGCGGAGGAGATGTTTCGCGTGTACGCGCCCTCGGCGGACGGCAATCATCCGGCCGCCTATGCGCGCTTCGTGGAAGCGAGGCTCGGCGTGCGGCCGGACCAGCGGCTTCTCGACCTGGTGACGGCCTGATGCCTGGCTCGGTTTTCAACGCGGCGCCGGCCACCGTTCTACCGAATAGCCTCTCGCGCGCCTTCGTCCACGCACGCGAGTATCCGGTGCTCGATAACGAGTACCGCAACGGCGGATCGCAGCGGTCGACGCAGGCCGCGAACAGCCGCAAGCGCTGGCGCCTGGCGAAGCGGCTCACGCCCGCGCAGCTCGCGGTGCTCCGCGAGTTTTACGATGCTCGCCAGGGTCCAACGGAGCCGTTCTACTTCTATGACCCGTATGAGACCAACCCGAAGTTCTCGCACGACCCAACTGGCCAGGCTGTCGCTGGCCGCTACACGGTGCGGTTCAACGGCGAGTGGAACCAGTCGGTCTCGCTCGGCCGCTCGGACGTGAACATCGAGTTGATCGAATTGGCCTGAAACCTCGCGGAGAGCACGATGCCGTTTTCCGATTACCTCGACCAGAAGATCCTCGAAAAGGCGTTTTTCGGGCAGGATTTCCAGGTCACCGAACACTGGTGCAGTTTGCACACGGCCGACCCGGGCAAGACGGGCCAGGGCGAGGCCTCCGGCGCACCGTACGCCAGGAAAGCCGTCACGCCGTTCACCGGCGTCGACAACGACGGCAACGCGAAGCGGGTTCGGAATGTCGCCTTACTGCTGATCCAGGTGCCTGCCGGGACCTACACCCACATCGGCCTTTGGGATGCGGTGACCAGCGGCAACTTCCTCGGCGGTGGCCCGCTCTCCTCGCCCGCCATGGTCAACGACGGCGACTTCGTCATCGTCCGCGAGAACGACCTTTCGATCCTCCAGGACTAAGAGGCGCACGTGTCTACCATCCGCACGCAGTTCGGCCCTGTCACCAACTTCGGCATCACGATCAACGGCCTTGCCTCCGGCGCCGCGAGAAGCTCCGCGAAGGTCGAGAACCAGAACAGCCGCTACATCGACGCCATCTGCCAGTTCAAGATCAAAACCGCGTCGGGCACCTTCGGCGACCGCTATGCCGTCTACTTCTTCGCCTGGGGTGCTGCGGACGACGCAGCTCCCATCTTCCCGGCTGGCGTTACGGGCGTGGATGAGGCGGTCTCCGTCGCCCTTGAGACGCTCTCCATCCGCCCGATCGGCTCTCTCTATGTCGCCGCCGCAGGCACCGTGATCAGCCCGCCATTCTCCGTCGCGCCAGCGTTCGGCAATGTGCTTCCGCCCGTGTGGGGTGTCCTTGCGATCAACCGCTGCGGCGTCGCTCTCGATGCATCCGACAACCTCGGCTTCTGGCGCGGCGTCGAGTTCGAGGTCTCCTGATGCGGCACCTCCTGCTCAACACGGAGCCGCAGTCCTGCTTCCCGAGCAGTCACTACGAGGAGCTTCCGGACTTCACCTCGCCGCTGGCGGGCGGCCTGCATTCGCTCTGGTTGCCGAGCGCGCTCGAGCCCAGGATGTCGCTCAATGTCCTGCACATGAACGGTAAGCGGGAGACGACCGTCGGAGAATACACCGCCGCCTACTACAAACGCCGCGCGCAGTCGGGCGGTGCGCCCGCGGGACTGGTGGTACCGACCGGCTCGGGCGGCAATCTCGCCACGCCATTCGGTAATGCGTTCGCCTACAGTAACGAGCAACTCGGCCTGTCCGTGGGCAGTCTCGGCTACTGCCCGATGTACAGCAGCGACGGAACGAACAAGACGATCTCCGTCTGTACCTGGTTCCGAATCAACCGCGTGAACGGCACGGGGTTCCCAACGCTGCTCGGCAACAGCTACACGAGCACGTGGTGGCTGGGCTTGCGCACGTCCACCGGCAACTACAAAGCGATCTTCCGGAACAACTCGTCGCCGTACGGGCCATTCGAGTGGGGCTCGTACGGCGCCGATCTTCGGAAGGTCGCCTGCGTCGCCTTTGTTCTGCCGTGCGACGCCAACAAGACCGCCAGCGTCTACCACAATGGCGTGCTGGCCGTGCAGAGCACACTCGCCAACGCCAGTTCCGTTTCCGGCAACCTGGATGTCTGGGCGCTGTCGTCGGCCACGCCGGGGATGTTCGCCGAGATCTTCGGCTTCGCCGCCTGGACGCGAGCGCTGTATTCGGAGGAGATCCGCGAGCTCGCGTTGGGCCCATGGGTGCTGCTCGGCAAACGGCACCGGTTCTGGTACACGCCGCTGATGGCGTACCGCTCTGCGCAGATCGCCGGCGGCTCGTCTTTCGCCGCAGTTGGATTCCGCGGCACGCCACGAAGCGCGGCGATCGCGGGAAACTCAAGCCTCATGGCATATCTCCGGCCGGCAGCGGCTCCCGAACGCACGTTGCCGATCCGGCCCGAGAGCCGCTCGTTTTCGCCGGCGGCCGAATCACGCACGTTTACCGTCCGGCGAGAGAACCGGGGGATCGAGGCATGACGTTTGCGAAAGACCCTCACGCGGTCCTCGACTACACGATCGACTGGACCCGCTGGCTTGCTGGCGATCACATCGCAACCAGCGAGTGGCTCGTCCCGACCGGGCTCACGAAGGTCGCCGATACGAAGACAGCTTCCTCGGCGACGGTTTGGCTTTCCGGCGGCACGGTGGGACAGTCTTACACGGTCACCAACCGGGTTACGACCACAGGCGGCCGCACCGAGGACCGTTCGTTCATGATCCGCGTCGAGGAGCGCTGACACTTGCCTGATTACATCGGCAACATCGCGGTGCCGGAAATCGTGGCGTCGGGGGTGTTTCCGCTCGTGCCGGACTACCCGCACGGCCGCGCGCATGCGCCCGAGGTCGCCGTGCACCAGTTCGGCTCCGGCAACGCAAAGATCGAACAGCGATTCCTCCTCGGCACGGGCGCCAAGCGGTTCACCGTTCGCAAAGCCTGGCTGCGCGATCCTGACCGAATCGCCCTGCGCAACTTTTGGGAGACGAAGTACGGTCCGTACGGGGCGTTCACCTACTATGCGCCCAACGACGACGGCCTCAGCACCACGGCTTACACCTGCCGCTTCGCCAACGAGCCGCTGTCCTGGGAGATGGTCACGGACGCCGTCTGCTCGCTCGGTGTCACGCTCGTCGAGATCCCATCCTCTTCGCCCACGTACCCGCTCAACCAAACCGTCACGAGATTCCCACCCCCAGCGCTGAAGGACGCCCTGCTGTCACAGGTCCAGCAGATCATCCCAATCGTCCGTATGCAGCCGCTCCAGTCCGGCTACCCGGCTATCTACGTCTCCGACCGGCGATGCACTATCGGTTCGCAGCTATACCAGGAGCGCCTGCTGGAGTTCGATGGCATCTCGCAGGGCATGGGCAACGAGGCCGACGAGGCGCAGTTTTCCTTCGGGAATGCCGACCGCGTCATGCGCGATCTGGCCAACGATGTCGATCTCTATCGCGCCGCGCTCGAGTTCTCCCTCTTCCATGTCGGCACAGGCATCAAGCTGGATCTCTGGAAGGGCGAGATCGTCAATTGGGCCTGCGACGCCGGCCCGGAGTTCCAGGTCACCGCGGCCGACGGCCTGTACGAACTGAACCTGCCCTATCCGACGCGCAAGATCTCGCGCACCTGCTGGAAGCCGTTCAACTCTGGAGGTTGTCCCTTCGCAACCGTCGGCGCGCTTGACCTGGTCCACTTCCCCTCCGCCGATCCGACAAAGTGCGACAAGGGCTACGAGACCGAAAACGGCTGCCTGGCGCACGGCATGAAACGCTATTACGGCGGCATCCTCGCCGAGCCGCAGAGCGTTCGCATCAAAGACAACTCGACCGGCACCTGGGGCTTCGGCCGCTCGCCGCTTACCAGCGTCTCGCTCGTTGCCAACTCCATCTACGACCAGGTCCTGCCCGAGGTCTACACCGACTCGAATATGCCGGTGAACTGCAAGATCGCCGCCGGGCGCGACGAGAGCGATTTCTACGAGGCGCTGGGCATCGTCGGGGAGGGCCCGCTGGTGGCCTTCGGAACCGGCCATAAGCTCGACGGCCAGTACCATCACGGATACCCCGGCAGCTTCGGACTGCGCCAGGTGCTCGGCTCCGATCCCGGCGGCGCGCAGGACTGGTTCTCTCTCGACCAGTCCGGCAATCAGACCGGCGGCGACTGGCGCAAGGTCTTCGCCGGCAACTCCACCTACAAGGACAACTTCGCCGCCGGCACGGCGTTTCTGGTGATCCGGCGATCCGACGCCAAGGGCCTCCAACTCTCCCGGCCCGGCGAGCACCAGATGGAGGCCGTTGTATCGCTGGGCATGAAGGGCTGGGTTTGGACCTCGCCCGGCGTCCGCGTCTGGGGTCCGCCTCTTACCAACCCCGTTTGGATCACTATAAACATGCTTCTCCGCGCGCGGGGCATCCGGTTGGGCGAGTCCGCCACCACGCAGCAGCTCGATCTGGCCGAGACGTTCTTCGACGTGAACGCCGCCATCGCGGCAGCATCGATCTGCGACGAGCAGGTGGCGAAGCTGGTTGGCGTAGGCACGGAGACACAGTTCAAGTTCCGCGGGGTGATCCAGGAGGAGAAGCCGCTGCGGGACTGGCTCCAGGAAGTGCTTATGAACTGCCTGGGCTACTACACGTTCGCCTTCGGCAAGCTCAAGATCGGCGTGCGCGTAAACTCCTCGGCGGTCGAGGCCTTCACCGATGGCAACATCCTCTTCCGTAGCCTCCAGCTTGCGCCGTTGAAGCCGTCCTTCAACCACCTGACCGCGAACTTCGCCGACGAGGATTTCGAGTTCGTCGCGAACTCGGTGGCCGTCTACGACATCGATCACGCCAACCTGATCGGCGGCGGCGCGGGACCGCTGTTCCTGAAATCGAGCGTCAACCTCGCAGGCAGTTCGTCGAAGTCCCAGGCCGGCAGGATCGTCACCGTTCGCCTCCGGGAGGAATTGGGCGGGATCACGCCGGACGAGTGGAAAAAGGCGCGCCAGGTGGCCTTCAAGACGACCGTCCTGGCGCTCAACACGGAGCCAGGAATGGTCTGCTCCATGACGCACCCGGACATGCCGGGCGGGAGCGGCGAGTTCCGTGTCACGTCTTGGCGGCTCAACCGCGACTACTCGATCGACATCCAGGGCCGAACCACGACGGACTCGATGTACGATCTGGTTGCCGGACCCAAACCCGCCGACGTGGTGCCGGACCAGGTGCCGGAAGAGATTCTAATCGACACCGGCGTTCCCGGTGTCCTCAGCGGCACGCCGCGCCTGGGCGACTACGGCACGTTAGCGATCGACGACATGTTGGTCGCTCCCGATACTTCGGGCAACGCCAACATCGTCGGCGCGCATGAGACCACCCTGGCACTCTACTACGTGGACGAGCTGACCACGGATCTCTGGGCGTCCATCGACACAGGCCTCGATGCCACCACTGACCCTGCGACCGCGGCGTGCACCGTCAATCCCGACACGGCGCGCGTCTTCCGGGTCGGCGACTTCGTCGTGTTCACCGATGAGTCAGCCGATCCGAATAACCCCGGGCGGCGGTCCTACGAATGCGCTCAGATCATCGGGCCGGGGAACACGGGCGACGTAGTGCCCACCGGCGATTTCGCGTTGCAGCGCGCCTATCCCGGCGTTCCGGAGGGCCAGGCGACGTTCGGCACAATTCGGTGCGCACATCTCGCCGGCATTCGCTTCTACAAACTGGACCAGAAGACGTTCACCTTCAGCGTCCGCAAGGGCTTCTTCCGCACACCCGGGCTGCCCGCCCGGATTGAGGCGAAGCTCCCGAGCGCGTGCATCGTCGCGGCGCTGGCCGGCGTTGCCAATCATTTCGGTTACGGACCGTTCACCGTCTTCCCGCTCTCCCGGCACAACGAGCCGTACATGCCGGGCCTCCGGACCTGCAACGGCGGCGCCTACACCTTCCAGGTGCCGGGCCCGCTCACCGTGCAGGAAAACGTCGTCATCCCGATGAAGGTCCAGGACGCGGCCTCGATCCGCTGCATCTACGCCTACCTCCAACAGGGCACGACGGACGGACAGTCGGCGTACCTGGTCAAGATTAGCCGTGACGGCGGGGCGACGTGGGAGCCGCTCGAGTACATGGGCATCGCGCAGTCCTTGCCGGCAGCCTACAAGAACACCTACGACTTCCTGGTGAACAACGAAGGCTACGGGCTACCCGCAACGCGGCGCCTCCCCTACGCCGACTACGGCCTGATCCTCGCGCAGTCGGTCACCGGCAGCCCAGCGCCGCAGACGATTCAGACTGCCTCCTACGGCGCCAACCGCCTGGGGATCGAGGCCGGTAAGTTCGTCTTCATCGACCTCGGCGGCCCGAACGAGGAGTACGTGAAGGTGATCAGCGTCGATCCGGACAACCAGACGTTCGACGCCATCGTCACGAAGGACCACGCCGACGGTGAGCGCATTCGTCCGACCGTCTGGCCCACTCCGACATTGAACGAGGGTGAGGACCTGGCGTTCGACATCCTCAGCGTCGCTTCGCCGGATTCAGGGTTTGATCTCACGGTGGTGATCCAGACTTGAGCCCGGTCGAGGACAAATCGGCCACTTTACCGAGGGCGAAGAATAGTACGTGGCCGATCAACCAACCGGGCCACACACCACCACTCAGCCGGGTTGGGCGTCATTCAAAGTCAGATATCAGCAGTCCGAACCTTTGGCGCACGAGTGCTCGTTGCGGCATGACGGAGATGCGCAATAACTACTTCTTCTTAATCTCCTCGCGACTGATGATCTTGTCCTGGAACCACCCTACTTCCTTCTCGACAATCACCTTCTTGTCTTCGGTTTCGGTGGTTTCCTTTCTCCAATTCACGCCCTTTTCAGGATCTCGTTCGACCTTCACGCTCTTCTTCATGGTGGCGGATCCTCCTGGGAGTCATCTACCGCAGCCTCCCCACCGTCAGTGTAGCACCGAGGCGCACGAGTCCTACTCTTGTCTCCACCGGTGACGACCTTCCGAATGTCTAAAGAACCGCTCCACATCTTCGACCCGCGACGAACGGTCCAACTTTACGGCTTCTCCGGCCGCGCCGCCACGACAACTCTGCACGACGCCACTGCCACCGGCTTCCAGGTCTCCGGCATCTTTCAGGCGGCAGAGGACTTCGCCAACGTCCAGCTCTTCGCTGCCTACGACTACTTCAATCACCTGCGCCTGAAGCCGCTGCCGGTGACGGACCTCTCCGGCTTAACCCTCCAGTTCAACATGGAGATCCTCCGGGTCAACGGCGAGGAGGGCAACGTGCGGCCCGATTGTGTCCGCTACGCCTCGGTCGGATGGGACAAGCTGACAATCACCGCCGGTATCGGCGACATCTACGAAGTCCCGCTTATGAGCCACACGCAGATTCTCTCTGGCGGCTTCACCTCGGGCACTTTCGGCTTCTCCATCTGCGACCAGGACAGCCAGGCGCTGGATGACCTGCTGGTGGGCGCCGCCACGCCGGGACTGACGGACGTGGTCTACGTCTACTTCATGGGCACGCGGTGGTCGTGCACGTCAGCGGAGGCCATCGCGTTCTGCAATCTGGAAACGCGCCTGCTCAACAACATCGGCGCGGCTGACGTGACGTCGTGCGAACAGGCCATCTGGTGGCAGGACGATCCCAACTTCTGGCACTACCTGGTGGTCAACAGCGGCGGCGCCGGGATTCGCGAAGACGGAGCCACGGACGCGGCGGACATCGCTTCACGCCTGGCGTCCATGGTGGGCATCTCCAGCTACCTGGTAGAGTGCTCAGCCTCAGGCAACGTCATCACCGTCAGCCTCGAGACCGGTGTGAATGGCCCGGTGACCGTCTCGACGAACAGCGGTTCTGCACCTGCCACGCTGAGCCGATTCGTGCCCGGAGTGTACACTGCGCAGGTGACCTCGTCCGCGGAGATCCGCGCCGGCGACTACGTGGGCGTCGACATCGGCAGTGCCAATGACGAGGTCGTCAAGGTCATCGCAGCCGGGGCCGGCACCTTCACCGCGTACTTCAAGAAGCCGCACTACGGGAAGCTGTACAACATCCAGTGCCGGGTGCTTCCGCGCGCACGGCACTTCGGGCGGGTATTGAAGGATCGGATGGTGGATCACCCGCTGCCCGACTACGGCGATCAGCCCAGCAGCTTGGCGGCAGAGGGGTTCGCAATGACGAACACCTCCGCAGCGATCCAACTGCGGCTCATTGGGCAACTGGGTGATTACGGGCGCGACGCCAACGGCATCCCGGTGCGCGTCTCCGTGGACGGCGGCAACCAGATCGTGCGCCTCGAGAACACGGAGGGAGCGTTCGGTGCAACCTCGCGTGCTATGCGAGTAGAGGGCGCGGACAACAACCGGGTGTATCGCTTCACCTTTCCCTTCGCGTCGCTCTCCGGCTACCTGAATGGAGATCGCAACGCCCTCGTCGCTGTCCCTGCCAATGACATCGTCCTGGCCCATCTGACCTTCGCCCCACGATTCGAGGATGTCGAATACGGTCTGGCGGCAGGCGGGCTCCTGAATGGGGCCGTATCAGCCTCGGCGGCGGGCGCGGAAGAAGAGTGGCAGGTCACCGATGCTGAAGCGATGCTCGCCGGTCTCAAGTACTACGTGGGAACGCCCGCTGTCGAGGAGCGCGTCACGTGCCTCGCCAACTTCGGTCTGTCCAAGCCTGATCCGGATGATCCGGCCACCTGGTTCTACCGCGTCCTCGTCCGCCGTGGCGAGGACTCGTCCGTGCCGCAGTCCTGGGCGCCGGGCACGCGCATTCAGCGCATCTCCACCATCACAGGCACCAGGTCGGACATCGAGTGGCAGGTGACGATCTCGAACATCACCGTCACCGGCGATCGCGCACTGAAGGTCGGCGGCGATGCCCCTCGTATCGAAGAGTCGGATGGCCGGTGCCGCTACGAGGGTTTCTGGGAGGATTACAGCTACGGCGCCGCATGGCCCACGCCGTGGTGGTCCCTGGGCCACGCCAGGCGTTGCGCACCTAACAACGCCCAGGACATGCGCCAGGTGACGATCCGGTACTCGCGATCGGGTCAGCACGATCTCTATCTCGGCACGTGGCTCGGCCGCGACGCAGGCCGGATTCACGTCACGATCGACGGCGGTGCGCCGGTTGTCCACGATCTCTACCTGAACGACTACAACGGCCTCGCCGCAATGCGGAAGCTGGCCGGCGCTCTGCCAGCCGGGACGCACACCGTCGAGCTCCGCGCGCTCTTCGACAAACATCCGTCGAGCGCCGGCTACTACTTCTACTTCGACTACCTGTGGCCGCTGGTGCCGCAGGACCCTCCGGAACCGCCAGCCGTCTACAGCGACGTCTCGCTCGCGATCGACTTCGATACGGACCATGGCTACAAGAAGCCGCCCGCCTGGCACGTGTGGCATCTGGATCGTCTCGGCTTCCGGGGCCATGCCGATGTCTACATGGGCGTCTTCTGGAACAACAAGCGGCGGCGCGTGGAGGCAACCTATCCCAGTTGCACCGTGAGCATCGGGGCGTGGGAGCCTGACGGACCGTTATGGGTCAATCTCTCCGGCACATCGCTCTACTTCTCGCCAGGCGCCGGCCTCGAGACCAAGGACATCGCCGCCCACCTCCGCGCCGTGATCAACGTCACGTTTCCGGGCGTCTGGTGTGACAGCGATGCCAGCTCGATTCACATCCGTTCCCGCGCGCCGAGCTACACCTTCACGATCTCGACCAGCTCGCAATTGAGCGTCACGCAGGGCGAGCCGCCGCTTGACCAACCAGGCGCCGAGGGCGACTGGGAGATGATCGACACGATCGCGCCAGTGATGACGCAAGGGGCAAGGAACTGGATCCGGGACCTCGCCAGCGAGTTCAGGCAAGCCGGCATCGACGCCAGCTTCGCCTTCTCCATGGAGTGCTACCGACCGCCTGTCGCGATGGCGGCGCGCTATTGGGACGGCGCGCCGGTGGATCTGCCTGTGCCCTCCACGCAGCTGCACTTCGGGACGCGGGTGCGGAGCTACCTCAAGCAGATGTACAAGGAATGCGCCGATGAACTCGCGGTGGCGGGACTGCCCGTCGTCCTCCAGTTCGGCGAAACGCAGTGGTGGTACTTCCCGAATGCCTCCGGCATGCCGTTCTACGACGACGATACGAAGGCGGCTTTCCAGGCGCGTTACGGGCGGCCATTGCACCACTTCCTCGCGAACACCGACGATCCCCACGACGACATCGCGGCGGCCGACTTCCTGCGCGATCGCATCTGGGAATACTGCGCCGAGGTGATCGGCTACGTCCGCCGCTACCATCCGTCGGCGGTCTTCGAGTGCCTTTGGCCGCTCGACGCCAACCAGGGGAAGCCGGCACCCGATCCCGCCTTCCGCGCTCTGAACTTCCACGTGAACCTGCCCAACGAATGGAAGACCTCGGCCTACGGCGTGAAGTACTTCCGCGCGGAGGGCTTCGACTACGACGTCTGGCAGAAGAATGCCCGTTTGATGCGCCAGACGCTCGATTTCCCGCTGAAGCTCGGGCGCCCGGCGTCCGAGTGCATGTACCTGGCCGGCATCTACGGCCCACCAGATCCTCCCATGCGCGAGGCCTACGGCATGTGGCGCAACCGCGGGCTGTACTCCTTCTGCTTCTGGGCCTTCGATCAATTCTGCCTGAACTCCCGGCCCGTGCCGCTGGAGGTCACGTCTCAGGCCACCGCCACTCTCGCCACCTATCACCGCCCACGTGCTGCCAGGTCGCCCGAGGCGCCCATCGCCGTCGCCTATGCGCCGGAGCCGAGCAGCCGGATGAACACGTTCCGCGCCAATGCGAGGAGGCTGAATGCCTAGATTCCCGACCGCGATCGACGACGCATCGAGCCTGTTCTCGCCAGCCGATGCCTTCTCAACGAAGCCGCTGGAGACCATCACGACGATGCTGGTGCAGGCCAACGACTCGACCATCAGCGTCGAGTCCGCCGGCGGGGGCTTCGCGGACGAATACGGTATCCTCTCCATCGACGACGAGCTGATCGTCTACACTGCCAAGACCGCCGCACAGTTCACCGGCTGCCAACGTGGAGCGTTCGGTACCGTGGCCGCGCAGCACACCGCCGGAGCCACGGTGCGTGCCAACATGGTCGCGGCCTACATCGAGGCCCTCCAGGAAGCCGTCATCGCCGTCGAGCAGGAACTCGGCACTGCCTCCAGCCGCAACTACGTCCGCAAGGACGGGGCCGTCACCATCACGGGTCTCAAGAGCTTCGTCGATGGAGCGGAACTCGGCTCCGGCAATAAGGCGGCCACGGGGCTGGTCCGGCTACCGAATACCGGAGCTATGAAGTGGCGCAAGGCCGACGGCTCCGGAGACCTGGGCGTTGCCCTCAACGCCAATGACCATCTCGCCGCCGACGCCATCATCGACTTCGCGCCCGGGCAGACCTTTGGGACGTTTTCGTATCCGGACGCTGGCTACGGGAACAAAGGCATCGTGCAGGTCGACGCCGCCGGCGGCCTCGCTGTCGACGCAGGCCTGCTGTCGATGGCGCAGTCTGGGGCGTCGCCGGGCACGTATCCTAAAGTCACTGTCGACGCGAAGGGACGCGTGACCGCCGGCGCGAATCTGGCGGCGGCCGACCTGCCCGGCCATACTCACGCCGCCAGCGATATCGTGAGCGGCGAGCTCCCGCACAAGGTCCAGAAGGATGGCGCTGATGTCGGCACGCGACGGGCGCTCAACCTCGTCCAGGGCAGTCGCGTCTCGATTTCTGCGGCCGATGATCCTGCGAATGACCGCGTCAGCGTGACAATCGGGGCGAGCCCACCGGAGGCCGGCGAGATCACCAACGCCCTGGGTTACGTCCCTGCCAACCGCGCCGGCGAGCACTTTACCGGACCCATCGATTGCGGCCATCACCAGACCATCGGCGGCCCACTGGAGAATATGGCGAAGCACTCCGAGGACTTCGCCGCAGCCACCTGGGACAAGAACGGCGGCTCGTGTTCCGTAACCTCTAACGCCAACATCGCCCCGGACGGCAACCAGACCGCGGACGTCATCACCGCCGTCACCACCACGCCCGTGATCCAGCAGCAGGTGGCCGGCCTCGCCGACGGCGGCGCGTACACCTTCTACATCTGGGCGCGCGTCGCATCCGGCCCGCGCAAGGTCTCGTTGGCGATCGTCAACAACGCCTATGCGGCCTACCTCGCTGGGCCCACGCAGGTGATGCTGACGACGTCCTGGCAACGTTTCAAGATCACCGGGACGCTCGCAAGCGGCCAAACCGGCCTCTGGATTGTGATCCGCCAGTACGCCGCCAACGCCGACGACTGGACCACCGGCGACATCCACCTCTGGGGTGCCTGCCTCCAGCAAGGCAATGATCCGCAGGCCGCCTACGCCCGCACCTGGTCATCCCAGACGCCTCACATCGCCTCGGGCGTCGCCGCCGGCCCCACCAGCGTCGCCGCGCCGGACTCCACCACCTCGCCCCTCAAGATACAAGGCCCCGGATCTAACCTCGCCGACAGCACCCTCCTCGAACTCACCGCCAACGGCGAGCTCATCCTCGCCGGCGGCTCCGGTAACGGCTACCGTTTCGGCGAGCTCACGTCCGCGTCCGACCCTTCCGGCTGGTCCGGCGTGCTCAAAGTGAAGACACCTGCGGGCACGACGCTCGGCTATATTCTGCTCTACTCAAATCCCTAATCCCAAAAGACAAACCAACCACACTGACTAACGTCGGACCACAGTTAACGCGTACCGCGTACCCACGTCAGAGCCAAAGCGGAAGGAGGTCCCGCCAAGCCGAAACTCCGGAAGAAGGCGATCCCGGCTGGCGGGTAGAATCCCCAGCTCCTCGATGTCTCTGGACGGCGGGAGCGTGTTCAGATCGTTCCCTTCCCGTTGCACACGCCACACTTCTTCCTGCCTGATCCCGAACAGAGCTTGCATTCCCTCCAGTCGGTCGACCAGCTTCCGTGATCCTTTTTGCCCTTCCCTTTACAATCGGGACAGGGAACTGAGCCCTTTCCTTGGCATTCTCTACAGGTCGCCACTTCACTGCCTCCTTGAGTGCTCGTGTGCCATTGACGACGAAGGCGAACACGCCCAGCACGTTATCACAAGGCTGAAGACGAGCGCACCTCCCAATTGAGGCTCAGGAACTCAATTAGGAAGGACCCCCAGAATAGGCCCGGTGCGGGCCTCGTATCGGCAGCAAACGCCGGGGAGCCGTGGTCCGTGCCGAGGTCTGTAATGCGCGCTTACTGAGGAGTCGAGGCGAGACGAAGCCAGCAGTGAGATACGGTCCCTCGAATCTCAATCCGCTCCGATGCCGCATGTGATTACGCCGGGCGGCCCGCGCGGTGTCCACATGCGACGGTCACCCGTAGACGGTTCAACCTTGCGCAGAATCAGGGATTTAAGTATTGTTAAGCTTCTGGACTGGAGGCCGCCCGGTTGACCAGCGGGACACGGCGACACACTGGTGACCGCACGAGCCCAAGTTCCGATAGAGGCTAGAATCAGGATTCGCGGGAGAGTGACCGTCATGCCTCAATGTCAGCAATGCGGAACGGAGAACAAGCCCCACGCGATGTTCTGCAAAGGGTGTGGAGCTAGCTTGGCAGCCGCAAGGGAGGCCGCCCCGTCGCCGCCAGCACCAGCACAAGTGGCTGTCTGCACAAGTTGCGGGCTTAGCGTGCCCACCGGCCAACCCTTGTGTCCGAGATGTCAGCCTCAAACGGTTCCCTCAGTAGCGCACCAAGTTGTCGAGCACGCGGCCAGCACTCCGACGGTGGCACCGAGCAGACCAGTGGAGCAGGTTACGGCCAGTGTGGCAGCTGCCAGGGAACTTCCCGCTGGACCGACTTCGATTCCTACGGAAGTTGCAGAGCCGGTACCGCCCCCATACATTGCGAAGCGTACAATCTCCCTACCGCTCATCGCAGGATTGGGTGTCGTTGTACTGGTCGTTGCGGCGGGCCTTTGGTGGTGGTTTTCAGGAGCCACCATGCGGAAGTATGAAGGCGCGCTGGCAAATGGCAAGCTGGTCGGCACCGATGGGGCTAGCGCACTCGAATTGTACTCCGTGGAACTTCACGGCAGAGGTCCCACCAGCACACGTGTTCAGAAGATGAGAGAACAGGCGCGCCCGGTCGTACGCAAGCGGCTTGACGACCTCTTTGGCCGCTGGTATCAAGATTCGGACCTTGGAGAAGGTACTCGCTGGTCCGACGTCCAAAAGCTGGCCGCGTGGTCAGGCGAAATGGAACCCGCCGACAATGATGTGCAAGCTCGAGCTAAATTCGCGCATGGTCAGACGGAACTGCTCGCAAATCATTTCGTCGAAGCCGAGCAGCTGTTTCGCGCTGCGTTGGGGCACAAGCCGGACTGGGCGCTGGTGTTGAACGGAATCGGAAGAGCATGCCGAAATCAGCGCAATTATCAGTGTGCGGAGGAGTACTACAGACGTGCGGCGCAGGCAGATCCCAATTGGATTTTCCCTCGCCAGAACTTGGCTGGCTTGTTCTTGGAGCAGAACCGCCTCGCTGAGTCGGAGTCAGAATACCAGGCTGCCGTTCGACTCAATCCGAATCGCTCCGGATCACGCTTCCTGCTCGGACAACTGTATGACCGGAAGAGGAGTTTCCCGGAAGCCTGCGCGGAGTATCGTGCCGCGCTTTCACTTGCCGCCAATCAGACTCGCACATCATTTGACCGCGAGTGGGTTAATCGTCGCATTCAGCGGATCTGCAAATAGGCGATGCCGAGCATACTCCCTGGAACGCGGCTCCGCCGGCGAACCCTGCTTTCGATCCTCTCGGCCATCATCATTCTCCTCCTGGTTTGGGGGATCTGGTGGTTTCGTTTGAGGCATGGGCGATTCGACGTCGTCCTGTGCGGCGACCGGATCTTCGATGGAGACCAGTGGATCGCGGCTCCATGTGTGGGAGTTCGGGATGGCTTGGTTGCCCATTTAGGACGGCTACGGTGGGCCTCAACAAAGAAACGCGTCCGTGCCAGCGGTCTCGTAATTGCCCCTGGCTTCATAGACCTGCACGCGCACGTCGAGAGGAACATCCCAACAGGGCGATCGTTCCGAGCACCGAACTTCGTGCGAATGGGGGTGACGACCCTGGTCACGGGGAATTGCGGAACGTCCGCTCGGAACATTGGTCAACTTCTCGGAGGTCTCGACAGCCACGGAAGCCAAGTCAATGTGGCCACCCTCGTCGGGCACAACACGATTCGGGAAAGCGTCATCGGAGCAGCTGCAAGGCCGGCATCCGGTGAAGAAGTTGAACGGATGAGCGGGCGGGTAAAAGGAGCCATGATCGAGGGCGCATTTGGCCTTTCGACTGGCCTGGCCTATGCCCCTGGCAACTATGCCCGTGAAGGCGAACTCGTCGCGTTAGCACGAGCTGCTGCCAGCCACCAGGGACTTTACGCCACTCACCTGCGCGATGAGGGTCTCCACGTAGGTCCAGCCCTGGACGAAGCATTGAGGATAGGGAGGCAAGCTGGCATCCCTGTTCACGTCTCTCACATGAAGGTCGCATCCCGTTCACTTTGGGGGCGTGCATCAGATCTGCTGCGACGAATCGATGCGGCACGATCGTCCGGAACGCGAGTTACTATCGACGCCTACGCTTACACGGCCTCTTCGACCTCGTTGGACATTCTGATGCCGCCCGGGTTCCGCGGGCCTGCGACACCCTACCGAGCCATTCTCAAAGACCCGCGCCGGAAGAGCCAAGCCGTCTCTGGGATGCTGGCGCAGCTGAAGGATGACGGTTTTAGCGACTATTCATTCGCGCGGATCGCATACTTCCATCGGGATCACAGCCTTGAAGGATTGGCAATTCCGGAGGTGGCCGTTCGTCTCGGCCTGGCATCCAAGGCCGGCGTCCTAACGACCGAAGCTCAAGCGGAGACAGTTCTTGCACTCCTGGCCCGCGGCGGTGCCCAGATGATCTACTTCACAATGAGTGAAGACGACGTACTGACGATCCTACGTCATCCTCAGTGCTCAATCGGGACGGACAGCTCCGTGCGCGGCGGTGATCTCCGTTTTGTGCATCCGCGCGGAATTGGCAACTTCCCGCGCATCCTCGGTCAGTTCGTCCGGGACAAGCAGGCCTTCTCGATGGAGGATGCACTAAAGAAGATGACCGCGCTGGCGGCGGACATTTTTGGCCTCCCCGACCGCGGTCGGATTCGAATAGGCGCCGCGGCGGATCTGACCGTCTTTGACCCGCAATCCATCGCGGACAAGAGCTCTTATGATCATCCGCTCGAGGCACCATCCGGCATTAGATGGGTTCTGGTAAATGGTGTGCCGGTTGTAGATCCGGACGGTCCCACAGATGCCAATCCTGGCCGAGTCATCCGTGGTCCTGGCTGGGCTGGCCTTCGGGGCCAGCCCACTAGGCACAGCATGGGGGAGACGCCGAGACGGGGCGGCCAAAGAACAGCGGACTCCCCCTCCAACCGCCCAAAGTCAAAATAACCGGCACCTCGCTTGCGCCCGCTGGTGCTATCTGACGTATAATCGCTCCGAGACGGCACCGCTTTAAGCCGATAGGAGTCAGCAAGTTGAGGACGCCATACAAGTGCCTCCGCTGCGGTCTGGTCAATCCCATGGGGACGACCACGTGCCAGTCTTGTGGTGCGAGCCTGACGGGAGCGACACCGCCTCCTGGCAAGGGCCCACCGCCGACAATCATGGCGGCCCCGCCGAGGTCTGCATCCGTTCAAACGGTGCAGGCTCAGCCGCCCCAGACAGCGCGAGCGGCCACGGCTCCTGCCGCAACCCCCAGCCCGGCGGCCACCCAGGGTGCGTCTGGAAGTTCGGCCTTAGGGCCACTCGGGTGGCGCACCCTTGACGGGCGCGTGATCCAAGTTGAGCCGATGTATATGGCCACACCGGACTTCCGTGGGGGCCGGTTCCTGCTCAAACTCGCGGTGCTCGGCGCTGCCGTCTATTTCTATGGTTTGATCATTCTACTGGCCTTAGGGGTTCTGCTAGTTTTCGCATGGCTCGTTTCGAAGATCCTCCCCCAGGGACTTCTCTCGGGTGTGGCTGTTCAAGTCATCAGTTTCATGCTGACCCGGCGCCTGATCGGACCGATCGCGAACGTCCCAGTCAGGGACATCCGCGTTCGTGACGCCTCCGGCCAGGAGACCTTGGTGCGTATGAAAGGTCAGTTGATCTCTGGGAGCGTGAGTGTCGGCGACGACATTCTGGCTGAGGGATGGGAGCGCAACGGAACGCTGTTGTTCAGGCGGGGCTACAACAAACGAATCAGGTCGGACATTCGCATCAAACCTCAATGACCTCCGCGGCCGCACTCTTCGGCGAGATCTTCGAGATCACCAGAGGTGATCTGGAGAACGCTAGTTTCCCGTTTGTCAGCGCAGCAGACTACATCAGGGGAATGACGTCCGTCAGGCTCGTCCGGATGGCGGAGTTCTGGAAAAACGGAAATTCTGTTGATCTCGTAGGTCTCTTCCAAAGCACAGAAGACTTTGTTGGCGGCCTCTTCGGACAAGGGTGCACTTGGTCGTTCTTCCTGCGAGGCCTTCCGAGCGAGATCCAGTGCTGGTTTGCGACGGACCCCAGATTCGTGGACTGCACCTCCCTGGAATCCTTACTACGTAGCAACTTTGGAGATGTGCGCTTTGGTTCCGCCTCGGTAGATGTCCGGTCATTCGAATCGCTACGGCATGCGGTGGTTGTGACTGGTACACCTACGCCGAGCCAAAGGACGCGGCCCGACAGCCAGCAGCGCCGCGAGCAACTTGAGAAGCTCTGCCGAGGTCTGTTTGGAGCCAGTTGGCTCTATGTCGTCGCCGCCAGTCCACACGAGCCGGCAGAAACTACGAGAAGTATTAACGAGCTCTCCGAGAGGGTCAAAGAGGTACGCGCGAATTACTTGTTGAAAACCAGCCCGATCGACGAAGAGAATCGCACCGCTCAAAGATACGTCGAACTCCTGGAAGCCAAGCTTAAGCGGTTTGAACGCGGCCGACTGTCGGGGATGTGGGATACTCGGTGCTGCCTCTTCACTGACCAGCCCGCCCTAATCCCTCGTGCGCGTCATTTCCTGCAGGCGGCGTTCTCCGGCGAGGACTCACTACCTGATCCTGTTCGGGTTCGCCCCTCCAACCCACAAACACAGCAAGGTCCCAGGGTTGAGCCGTTGACCACCAGTGAAGTCGCAGCGCTGATACGTCTGCCCCAGGAAGACTTCCCGGGGTTCGAATTGGTGGAACACGCGCGGTTTGGTGTGGAACCTCCCCGGTTGGAGATGGACCAGCCCGTTAAGATTGGCGAAATAGTCGACCGAGGGAGCATTACCGGGAACTGGCTCAGTGTGTCTCGGGATGACCTCACGAAGCACGGACTGGTCGTTGGGATTACTGGGAGCGGCAAGACGAACTCGTGTTTCTGGCTTCTTGACCAGGTCTGGGACGGCGGAAAGGGTGTGCCATTTCTCGTCGTTGAGTCAGCCAAGTCCGAGTATCGCGCCCTGGCTGGCGAGCAGAGGTTCCGCGGCGTCCGGCTTTTCACGGTAGGGGACGATACGATTTTGCCGCTGCGCCTCAACCCCTTCGAGGTGCCTAAGGGCATTCTGGTTCAGACGCACATCGACTACCTGAAGTCGTTGTTCTCCGCGGCGTTCGTGCTCTACCCGCCGATGCCATATGTCCTTGAACAAAGCATCCAGGAGATCTATGAGGATCGCGGGTGGGATGTAGCCAGGAACACGAATTCTCGAGGGATCGAATCAACCAGAGCCTATCCGAATCTGTCTGATCTCGCTGCGAAGATTCCCGCAGTGGTGGATCGAATGGGTTACGAGCAGCGCATCGCGATGGACGTCAAAGCTGGTTTGTTGGCGCGGATCAATCAACTGCGGCTTGGTGGGGGCAAGGGCACGATGTTCGACACCAGGCGGTCCGTCAGCGACTCGGTGCTCTTCGAATCCCCGTGCATCCTGGAGCTCAAGCAAATCGTTAGCGATGACGAAAAGGCATTCATCATCGGCTTGGTCTTGATCCGCCTATACGAGTATCATGAAGCGCGCCAGCGCTCGGTGAGCGGTCTTATTCACTTGACCCTTATCGAGGAGGCCCACCGACTCCTGAGGAACGTCTCCACAGAACAGGGAGGCGAGGTGTCTGCGAATCCAAAGGGTCGGGCCATCGAGGTCTTTGCGAATATCCTTTCCGAAATCCGAGCTTTCGGAGAAGGCATCTTGGTCGCTGAACAAATACCCGTCAAATTGACGCCAGACGTCGTCAAGAACAGCGGGCTCAAGCTGATTCACAGACTGGTTTCCCCTGATGATCGTGAACTAATGGGTAAGGCAGTGAATCTCACGGATGCCCAAGTCCGCCATCTCGCCACACTGACAACTGGGGAGGCTGTCGCATGGACTGAGCACACGCGCAAGGCCGTGCTCATCCGCGTCCCCCTGTCAGACCGCAAGAACGACCGCGTCGTGTCGAATGATGAAATGCGGTCAGCCTCGCCTGGTGGTGTCCAAACCGAACCGGCGGCGCTGCTACCTTACGAAGCATGTAAGTCGTGCCCAGTACCTTCACCGCGTGGTTGTGCATCTATTCCTCGCGAGTGGGACCGACCACTTCTCGATTCGTTTAGGCGAGTCTTCAACGCATTAAGGCTCAGTACGCCTGCCACCGCGTCGGCTTTCGCGGAGTTCCGTCAACTCACCCAAAGAGGGGCACGATCGGGCGCGCTGGCTCCTCCGTTCTGCTCGTTTGTCGCAATCGCTGAGAACGACATCGAGCGACGAGGCGAATTCCGAAGCTGGCCGTATCGGGACGTGGAATGGATGATCGCATCAGCATGTTCGATGGCGCGAATCCTGAACGATGTCCATGATGGATTGGCCAGCATCCCACCGGACATGATCCAGGACTTCCAATCGAGATGCAGACAGCTGGAAACGGTAGACGCGTTGCCTTACCCGGGCTGTCGGATGTGCGACTCGCCTTGTCAGTTCCGTTTCGACATGGCTCAAGCGGGACCAGCGTTGGGGAAGGAGTTTCAGAGAGCGTTCCTTGACACTAGTTTGAAGGCCGACAGACTGATTGAGATCGCGCGGAATGCTGCCGCGAAGTCCTTCTTCGTGTCGGATCGGGATTCGATGATGGGCGCTTCGTTCTGTTTCGCTGTTCAGCAGTTGGCAGATTCGGACTTGAGCGTCGCCATGTACTATCAGCACGAGGTAGCGGGAATGATGAAGCGGCGCCTTGCCGCTAGAAAGTGAGGATCGTATGCTGCGGGAGAACGATCAGCCTGAAAACCCAGAAGCCCAAGCGATCGAACAGGTACAGGTTGATCCAAATGACGCCGCTCGGCGCAGAGTCATGGAGTTCAGAGATGACGAATTGAATTGCGAGCATACTTCGGCGGCGAAGGCGGAGGAAATTGCGGCCGACCACAGCGCTCGGTTGATGGAGCAATGGGATGAATCGGACCCGGTGAAGAATCGCTACCTCCTGGAGCGAGTCGGTCGAGAAATGATGGACGTTCATGAGGCTCCGCCTCCGCCGATCCACCCGAAGGAATTACCCCCAGAGCTACTCGGCGGGTATGTCGACAAGGATTTCCGGATAGACCTCAACAAGCGGCTGCTTGAACAGGAAACCCCTGACGTCGCCCTTGACACATATCTGCATGAGTATCGGCACGCGGAACAGCACTATGAAGTGCTGAAGTCTCACGGCGTCGGTCGGCACTCGATAGACGTGGAGCGTTCGACCGACTTGGAGCACAACCAAGACAATTACATTGAACCTCCGAGATTCGACGACCAGCCAGGCGCAGAGCAACTTGAGGCGGACTACCGTGCGCAAATAGTTGAATCCGATTCGCGGACGTTCGCCGCCAGGATGACAGACGAGATCCTCGAACGGCGGGACGAACTTCAGGCGAGTGGAGGAGGGGATTCGTCCATCACGAGCGACGCAGACGCAGTCGCACACCAGCGCTTGGCCGCAGCCCGAGGCACTGGCACATGATCGACTTGATCAACGTGTCGCTTGCGCTCGTCTGCGGATTGTGTATATGCTTGTGCTTCTTCTAAATAGTGTATGCCCAGACCGATCCTAGGAACGCCGCAGGCCAAGACAAGCCTCTCCGCCGCCGTCCCGGCCACGGCGCCACGGAGCACACTTCAAGGGCCGCGACTCCAGCAACGTCTTCGGCAGACTCGTTCGAAGACGTATATCGAGGCAATGACCCGCCTGGACGCTGGTACGCACCATGCTGATCGAACCGCCTTGGACTCCTTGGTGGAGGCGATAGCGAACGAGTTTCCAGAACTCGGGATTGAACAACGCCCGGTTGGCATCGTGAGCCAATGTTATCTGGGCGCGCCCTATGAGGTGCACATCTGCGATCTGGCTGGCGGCATCATCGAACATTTTGAGACTTTTCGGTCGATGCCTCCGCTTTATGAGCGCGCACGTGCATTAGCGTTACACCAGTCTTACGTATTCATCGAAATTTACCCGGACACTTTGCGTGCAGTTTCGGTGGACGGTTCAGTGTCAGAGATAGAGCGGTAAGTTCACTCAAGGAGAGATACAGTGGGCGACTTAGGGCCAGTTCTTCGAGGAATCGAGCAATCAATTGATACACTCAACAGCAACCTCTCGGTCGTCAATGGGAACATAAGCCAGGTTGCACACAATGTTGCTGTCGTCGGCGGCCAGGTTGAGACAGTCGCGCAACAGCAGGCGGATACTCGCGAACGCCTGGAGGAGCTTTACGCAGAATTTCAGGAATTCGTGGCCGCCGACACACGCCAAAAGGAACGCCAGTTCGCTGCCACCAGGGTCATTGAGGTCCGGCAGGAGCTTGAGAAGAGGTTTGGGCATTACGCAGAGGTCCGGCGACACACGACCGGGATCCTTCAAGCAACGGATGTCGCGATCGTTCGCGAAGAGACAATGCGGACGGCGACCGAGAATCTGATGATGGCCTGCCCGGGCTACTGGCTCGCTCCGTCGCTCGTCGCCTTAACCGGCTGGATTGTCGATAATCGAGTTTTGGCCGAAAAGGCACTGGCCGAGGCAATCAAGCGGGACGACTCGAAGGCGTCACTGTTTTTCTCCCTGGTCTGCCGTCGGGCGAGACGCATGGAGGCCTGTGGTCGATGGTTGATTCGGTACTTCCAAATCCAGAACCCTGTGATGCTGGACCGCGAGGTCGTTGTGATGCTCGATGCTCTGGCAAACGGTGTATTCGGGGGAGCGGCTCTCACGACGTGCTCCTCAGTGGTTGACGAATGGCTCACAGAGCTCGAGCAGCTAGCTGGCTTTCCAGAGGAACAGCGCAAACGATGGGCCGATGCTCTGGATATCATGACGCCAAAAGTTGGGCCGAACGAGTACCCGACGCTTCGAAAGTACAGTAGCACTTGGCCGAGACTCGAGGCTTCCTTGGCGGCGGCGAGGAGAAATCAGGTCATTCAGTCTTTCTTCGAGCAGTTGTTCACGGGGGAAGTCGTCGTACCCCCGAGTTTGGAGGCGGCAGTGGACGGCCTTCTCGACTCGCTCGTCACCAACTACGACGATGAAGAGTTGCCCTTGCGCAAGGAGGAGTTGATGCTTCAACTCATCGTAGAGGAGGGTGGAGATAAAACTCGCGCAGCCCGCCGCTTCGGTGCGGAATCCGAATCGTTGAAGGAACAGACGAACTTTGCAGCGATGCTCACGAATTCCGCGATGTACCCAGAGCGCACAGGAGCGACCCGCGCCACTCAGAGGTACGCAGTTTCACGTTGCCGCCAGTGGGTCATCGCGGGGTTCAACGACTTGACCGCCCGCGACCGCGCACTGGTTCCCACGGATGTTGAGGTTGCCTGCGGCTCATGGAAAGGTACCAGCAGAGATGGGTTGAACGAACAGCAGTTGAGCGCCGACCTTCACCAACACTATGAAAACCGCATCGTGCAGGCGGTGAACGCGGTGGGCATATCCGGCGGGACGTGGGCCGCACTGATCATTGGCGGACTTCTGGGCTTGGTGATTGCCGCACAGGGGGGTGGAGCGATCCTGGTCGGCATTCTCATCATGGCGGCGGCGGGCGCCTACTTCTATTTCCAGTACAAGAATCTCGACAACGTTCGACAGCAAACGAGGGAAGCGCTTGAGAAGGAAAGGGATGATGCCACCAGGATTCTAAAGGCGGCGTTAGCGGAATTGACCGATCTCCGCCGCGAGACCTCCAAGGAGGATGGCAAGGCTGATGATGTTGTCGAACTGCTCTCAGCCTTGAGCTCTCCCCAGTTTGTTCTCAAGCGGCCGGAACAGACTCGAACGGTGATGGCCTGAGGAGAAAGAATCATGCCTACGCGACCGATACTTGATCCGAATCTTCCAAACGTCTCTGCGTCGGTTTCCGCAGACACGGCTTCAGCGCACGCCAGGGCACAGGAGTCCCCGCTGGCGACTCAACTGCCGGGTTGGGACTTGTTGCCGGCTCACACCCTACTGGTCCGGCGTCGGCCAGCGCCCGCCTACAAGCCACCGGCCAATTCGGACGTGCCAGCGAGTGGTTCGAAGGCGGCTTCACCGCCACATCCTTCACCACCGCCGCTACCTGCTTCAACTTCCGTAGCCCCGGCGAAACGTGACGCTTTCTGTCAGAACTGCGGGGCGTCTCTTGAGGAAGGATCGACATTCTGCACGGGGTGCGGAACCAAGGTTCGATGACGGTGCCGAAGTGACATCGACAGACGTAGCAGGATAAGAAACGATGATCGGGCCCCAGGCTTACGCAGAATGGCTGCCATTGCTCGACCGTTTTCGAACCGGCGATGACGCGGCTCTCGATCCCATGCGATACGGTTCCATCGAATGGACGAACGTTGTGGCGGAGCGGTGGACGCGACATGTGGCTGACACATTGAATGCCCGTCTCCAAGCTCTCTCCAAGCAGCTCCAGGCGGGCTTGGATCGTGCGCGTGGGGACTATTTCGCGATTTCGAACGCCTTGCTGCTGGCGCGACGCGGGTTGGCGCCGCTTCTGACCTTCGTGAACTTGCCTGCCATTCCTGCCGATGTCCAAAGCCACCTCTCGTCAGAGCTGACCCGATGGACCACTGAGACCCAGAAGTCCCTGGAGCGCCACGCAGAGGGGGTGAGGCACGACCAAGGGCGGCTGTTGAAGACGATCCGGGACCACCCGCTGACGGCTGTGAGCGAGGCGCCGCCGACCGCGCCAATCAGCCAAAGCTCCGATAGCGCCCTGCCGCCAAGTCGCGGTCGCCGGATTCTCCTATGATATCCGTGAGTTGCTATGCCTGAATTCGCCACGTCTCGGCAAACGATGCTCCTCTACTTGAAGGCGCGCATTCCGTTTATCTCGCTTCGGACGGACGAGCGGGATCGCGCGTTGGAGCTCTTCCGAAGCCTGGCATCCGAACTGAACATTCCGATCTACTACCACACCCTCTCCCAGGGTGTCCGTGACATTGGCACGAATCGCGTCGTAAACGAGGAACGCTCGGTAGCCGGGGCGCTCGACCACGCCAGTCAGCAGATTCTACAGCGTCAGAACCTGACGTTTGTGCTTACGGAAGTGCAGGATATCGACGGCGACACGCCTTTAAGCCGCCAGATTTTGGACGTCGCCTCCTCCGCCACGGAGCGGGGTGGGGCGATCATCGTGATCACTACATCTGCGATCTGGCCAAGACTGCAGCGCCAGGGCATGACGCTCACTCTCGATCCACCAAACGAGGACGAGATGCGCACCATCATCGCAGAGTGCCTCTCCCCTTACCGCGGTTCAGTGCAGATCGAGTGGGGAGACCCAGAACTCACGGAGGCTGCTACCATCCTGGCTGGCGTGACGCGCATCGAAGCCGAGAACGCGATTGCGACGTTTCTGGCGAAGGGATCCATCTTGAAATCCGACCTCGCCGAGTTGGGCAAGGTAAAGGACCGCATCTTCTCGGACATCGCAGGACTGGAGCGGGTGAAGGTGTCCGCAAGAGATGTGACCGTCGGTGGTTTGGCCGGCCTCCATGCATGGCTGGAGAAACAGCGTCCTTTGCTCACAATGGACCTTCGCGAGCGTGGGCTGCGGCCTCCGCGAGGCGTGCTCCTCGTTGGCGTGCCGGGGTGTGGAAAGTCGCTATCCGCGAAAGCGATCGCTACAAGCTGGAATCTGCCTTTGTATCGACTTGACCTCTCGAATATTCATGGTCAGTATTTGGGGCAATCAGAGGGGCGACTTAAGGAAGCTCTAAGTACGGCAGATCGCGTTGCCCCATGCGTGCTGTGGATTGACGAGATCGAGAAGGGACTGGCTGGTGCTGGGGGCTCGAATAATGATGGAGGCACTTCCACGCGGCTTGTTGGCCACTTCCTGTACTGGCTTCAGGAGGGTCGCGCACGAGTGTTCGTAGTTTCCACTGCGAACGACATTGGCAAGCTCCCGCCAGAGCTATTTCGTCGAGGCCGCTTCGACGAGTTGTTCTTTGTAGATTTGCCGAATCACTCGGAACGCCAAGAGATCATAAATCTGTACGCCCGCAGGTACATGCATCGAGATCTCGAGGCCAGCATGTTATCTGACCTGGTCGATCTTTCCGACGGTTTCGCGGGCGCTGACATCGATGCAGCAGTAGCGGAGATCGCCAAAGAAGCGATTTTAAAGGGCGAATCAGCCATTGATGATGCCTTTTGGCGCAAGGTCTTCACGAATATCGTTCCGCTCTCGAAGACCAACCCGGAGGCGATCGATTCAATCAGGGCATGGGGCCGAGAGCGTGCTGTGCCGGCGTCCGGGCAGCCGATTGCACCGGATGCTGGGCAGCCGAAGGCGAGAAGAAGTGTTTTGGTGTAAAATCCAGCCGACGAGGTAAGCCACGATGGGGTTCTGCACATATTGTGGAGGAACAACTCAAGAAGGAGCTAAGTTCTGTCCCAAATGCGGAAAGCCCGCTGTCGTAATGAGCCCGGCGAAGGATGCTTTGAGAACTGCAAACTCTTACTTGGACGAGGTGGCTGCAGTGGCTGACAGCATCGACAAAGTATCCAGCCTTAGTCGTAACGACGCTACCGCAGCGTTGTCGACATTGGATTTTGCCGATCGCCAGCTTCAAACAGCTGAGGCAGCGGTTGAGCCGTCTAATGCGACTGAGGTACTGGAGGGCGTACGGCTTGCCCGAGCCAGTTCCTTGATGTTTCGGGGGATGATTCAAGGGGTTACTATGGCGAACAGAGCTGAGAGCGTACGGCTAATCGAGAGCTCCATTTCGCTGGTGGATTCCTTTCCAATGTCACATTATTGCCTCGGTGTGATGCGCGTGGAATTGGGTCAGAGGGAAGGCGCGATAGAGGCTTTTGAGAGGGCTGTTACTTTAGATCCAAACAATTTGGACTATAGGAAAACTCTGGACCGGCTCCACAATGAGAGTAATCTTGCGATTGCGATGCACTCCTTTAGGGGCTCGAAACCTGTGCTCGGCTGCTTGTCGATCATGGCATTGCTAGCGGTGCCAATGGGATTGTTGATGATGGTGAATGGCAACTTTGGGAGCGGAGTGATGATGATGATCGTCAATGTCGGATTTTGGGGTGGACTAGCATTTCTGTACTGGAAAATGAAAACTCGATAACACTCGATAACAGTCTGCATCGCACGATGAAGATCCGGACTGGTCAGGACCCTGAACTTACGTCAAAAGCCATGGAACTGTTGGCGATCCGAAGGCTTGGTTCGATGAGTATGATTTGAGGAGGCAGGTTCAATGCGGTTTTGTGCACATTGCGGTGGACAAGTCCAAGATGTGACCCGATTTTGTCCCAAGTGTGGAAAGCCAGTTGGCGACTCCACGACGGGACCACAGATCTCGGTCCCGGCAAATCCGTCACCTTTGAGAACTACGTCTAGTTTGATGGCGTGTCGGTATCATCCTCAGGCAGGTGTCGTCGGAAGCTGTGTCGATTGCCACAGCAGCTTCTGCGCAGATTGCGGCATAGAGATCGTCCGCCACGGCGCAGTGTGCCTCGACTGTGGCACGCGGTTCGCTCGGAAGAAGCTCATTCAGTCCTATGTCGCCATTGGTCTCGGAGTCCTCGCTGGATTCGCGATGGCGTCTGAGGCAGCATCCGCGGGGAGTTGGGGCTTCGCGATCGCAGCTCCGATCATTTACGGATATCTCTTCGGCGCAATCTTCTTCGGCTGGCACTACGGAGGTCGGATCTGGAACTCACTCGGCGGGATGGTCGGTCGATCCAGCGGGAATGCTGGATTTGTCGGTGCGATCCTGCTGCTATCGCTACGACTGATGGTAGCGATGACGCTCGGTGTCTTCGGCGGAGGGATCATTCAGTTTCTTCGCTACCGCAAGATGATTGATTTTCAAAGAAGCCTGGCGGCACCGAGCCAAGTACAGGCCGCTGCTGGCTAGGAAGCCTGGCGCTGGCAGAGATCGTCGCACGATACGCGTTACAACTTCGCTTGCCGCGCTGGCTCCCCGGGTCGCGGGGGCACCTCGCGCAGTGGTCATCTTCTACCGCCCTCTCGCGATCGATGCAGATAGGAGATAGGAGAGGCCGATGTCGGACACCAGAAAGGGAAGCGTTCGCTGGAAGGGCCATGAGCATGGGGTAACGTGGCATCCGATTTCTAAAGAGGTTTACGTGTACTGGGGAACGTGGAAGTACGCCGGGCAAGCCTACGACCTGCAGGGAGCCCTTGACCGTGCACTGTCCTGGCTGAACAGTCACGCTCACTGAGCTGGTTCCCACGGTTGATGAGAGCACTCGGCACCAGGCGACCCTCGCTTTGGGTGACAGGGCACCGCAGGTGCGCTCGGCGGACCATCTCCATCAGAGTGCGCGAAGCAGCCCCGGTTCCTGGGCCTGGGAGATCCGAGATCCGAGTACCCTACCCTACGCTACGCCTCGCTCCCCTTTCTTTCCTCCTCTGGCTCCTCTTGGTCTTGGCTTGTGTCCTCTTGGCTTGGAGTCGCCGTCCTTGGGCCCGTGGTATAATGCGTCGTCCCGTAAGATCAGCTTGAGGTCGCGCCACACGTATGGGCGATGAGAATCATTACGCGCTCCTTGGTGTCTCTCCGGACGCGACGGAGGCCGACATTCGCAACGCCTTCGCCCGCGAGATCAAGAAGAGCCATCCAGATTTGTCCAATGAAGCGGATGTCGCTCGGACCCGACGATTGATCGAAGCGAAGGCAATACTCACCGACCCCGAACGCCGGCGCGCCTATGATTCGGGACTGGGGAGCTCAAACCTCATCCGAAGTTCGAGCCGAGGACCCCGACAATGGATCTTCGTCTGTGCGCATGGGCTTGGGCAATACCGAACGGTTGCCGAAGCCGTCCGAGCTGCAAGAGATGGGGATAAGCTCTTCATCCTGCCCGGCCTCTACCAAGAACCAACCATAAGGGTTGAGAAGCCGATCGAAATAGTTGGGCAGCCGACGCCTGATGAGGATGTGGTAATAGAGGCAACCGACGATGACGGCGTCTACTTATCCGGCGCCGCTCCGATCATCCGAGGTCTAGTTTTCAGAACGCTGAAACGCAGAGCATTCGGCATCATTGCCGCTACCCAAAAAGGCGCGGTCATATCCTCCTGTCGACTTCACGCCGAGAGCGGTACTGGGATAGTCGTTGCTGATGGGGCATTGCTTATTGAGGGGTGCTCATTTGAACACTGCCGGCACGGCCTTCGAGTTGAAAACGCCCAGGCGCAAATCGTCGCGAGTAAATTCGTCTCCAATATAACCGGCTTGTTACTACGTTCCAGTGCCGACTGTGCGATCGAAAACTGCCACTTTGAAAATCAAGAAGCATCTGCAGTCGAGGCCCAGAGCGATACCACAGTAAACATCACCAGAAGTCGATTCGAGAGGGGGGCCGCAGGCATCATCGTAAGTCGCACAACCCGCGGCGTGATCGATCAGAACAGATTCATAGGCCTCACCCGAAACACGACGGTCCTTACGCCCGATGGTGGCTCAGAAGTAATGGTGATGGAAAATGTGTACGAGTAGGTAAAGAGGGAGCAATTGCATGGCAAAGGTGAAGTTGAATGGCAAACTGGTGATTGAGCGGGATGTCCCGTTCTTCACACCGGATCAGATTCGCGACCATCTTGAAAAAATGGTAGGGGCTGACCGGCGAGTCGTGATTCGCAGGGGCAGTGAAGCTCGGCCTTTGGATCAATTTCCAAGGGACTTCAATCTCGGTAACGAGGTAGTGGCCAAACACTATCCCGCCAGCACTGCCAAAGGCGCAGTCTCAAGGCGTGATCGCTACATAAAGGCGCAGGTAGCTTCAGTCGCCGAAGTCTACGGAAAGCGCTATGGTCAGACCATCCAACTCGATAAGCGCTTGCGGTTTGTCGTCATCCCGAGGTTTACACTCCCCCGTCAGTGGGGACTCAAAACAACACCCATTCTGATATGGTTTCCAGACGACTACCCGGAAGTCGCGCCCAACGGCTTTTATCTTTCGAAAAAATGCAGCGGGCCTCATATTTTCTCGCGCAACGTATATGGAAAGTCGCCTGATCTGTCCGCATCGGGATGGAACTGGTACTGCATGCACACCCATTGGCGGCCTGGCGGACATCCGAACGAAGAGGACAACCTCTGGACGTTCCTGGAGATGATCCGGATGAGCCTAACAATCAAAGAGTTCTGACGCATGGGAGTCATGTCAGGGAAGCCCGTTTCTGAAAGCGAGATTCTGATCGGCAAAAGGCCGAGATTCAAGAGCGCTGAACTCGTCCTGCCATGCGGCATGCTCGATCAAATCAAGCGGTATCTGTTCGCCGATACGAGCAGGGAGTACGCATGTTACCTCCTGTGCGGGCATGTGAAGATTGGGCAGACGCTGAGACTGCTGGGCTGTTTTCTCGTACTGCCTGAGCCAGCGGACTACGACAGTCAGTCGCTAGGCCACGTCCGTCTTCGCCGAGACCTTCTTATTCAGGTCCTACAGGAGTGCGAGCGTCACGGGCTTTCCCTCATTGATATTCACTCCCATCCATTTGCATCGCATTCAGTTCACTTTTCCAGCATTGATGAACAGGATGAGCAGGAGAAAGCCGCCTGGTTCGCGGCCCACCTACCTCATGCATACTATGGAAGCATCGTGCTCGGGCGCGACTCCCACAATGCTCGCATACGCTCAGCCGACGGTTCCATGATCGAGTTGGATCTCCCGATACGCTCCGTGCAGGCGCCGCTCGGCACGAGACGCGCGAAGACTGCCGCCTCAGGCGGAAAGACCTTGCCATTTCTTGATCGGCAGGTCCGCGCTTTTGGAGCCGCAGGGCAGATGCGGATTGCTGAGGCGCATTTCGCCATCATCGGACTTGGTGGCATCGGCGCTGGGCTCGCCATCGGTCTGGGGCGGCTGGGGGCGACGCAGTTTACGCTCATCGATCCCGATACTGCCGAACCGCATAACCTGAACCGTGTGATGGGTATGACGGCAACGGATGCAAAGCTGCACCTGAAGAAGACAGACATCGTCGCTCGGGAACTGCTTTCAATAAATCCGAAAAACCGTTGCAGGCTGGTTGACAAGAGTGTACTTGATCGCACAGCGTGGCGGGCGCTCTTGAGGGCTGATCTGATCATCACAACGACTGACAATCACGCTTCGCGTATGCTTCTGAACGTCATCTCGCACATGTTCCTGATCCCGCAGATCTCCATCGGCACGGTGATCGATGCGCGGGACGGAAAGGTGGAGGGCGGCTACGGACATGTTTTCGTGTTACTGCCTGGCCACGGGCGACCGTGCCCGGTCTGCGCAAGGATCATCAACCCGGTCGAGGCGTATTACGAGACGGCCTCACCGGAGCATCGCCGAGAAGCGGCCAGGCGGGGATATATTGCGAACGTCGATGAACCGGCGCCGGCTGTTGTCCATCTGAACGGCGTCGTGACGCACCTGGCGCTGGTTGAGATCCACAATCTGTTCTGCGCTTTCAAAGAGCCCGCGCAGCACTTGCTGTACGACATGTTCGAGCAGGAAATCGTTACGATCGCGGAGGGGGAGCGCCAGTGCGCCACCTGCAGCCCAGGAGGCGGATATTTTGGCCGCGGAGATCTCGTACGGCTAACCGATCTGTTTAAGGAGCTTAGGGCACAGTGACCGCAAACAGGGAAACGGTTCTATCCATCGTGGAGAAGTCCCGGTTCACATGGGATTTCGCGACTTCATCTGCCGATTTGCAGGAGGCGATTACAGCCATTCGCGATGACGCGACATTGCTGGATGTCAGCAAGCGACCCCTTCTGAATCTTTTGACTGCTGCGGCCACAGCGCTCGATGAGCGCAGTCGTTCCCCAGAGCACCTATCCGAGGCGCTTTCCGCCGTCCAGACACGGGTCCTCGATCTCACCGAGGAGGAGGCGCAGCACCTGACCGCGTGGTTCTTTCGAGTGGTGTACTCGGGTGGGGCGGTTACATTCGAAACGATACAGCGCGCCCGGCCGGTCATTGCTCGTGTCCAGGGAGATCCGGGGTTTAACAAGAAGAAGTTGTCGAGCGACCTAGAGAAGTACAGACGCCTAGCAGATTGGGGAACTGATCTTCCTCTTAGTGAGCGAAATCTTCGCGGCTTGTTAACGGCGACAACTGTCCTCAATCTGCCGCGCGGTTTTGGAGACGAGGCCAGAGCGCGCGCAGAGGAAGTGCTGAAGATCGTCGCATTTCGTAAGAATCTGAACCTCAGTGAGTTGAGCAGTGATGCCCTACGAAAGTGTCGGTCAATCGTCGAACAGGTCTGGAAACGCTTCGAGAGTGACGGCCAGTCATACTTGCCTCAGGAGGATACTGTTGCGCTCCATATCTGCCTGAACGGGCTATCACAATTCGTGGCGCGATCAGAGGAACTTGCTGGTGTGGCTCACGAACTGACGGAAGAGATTGACGGCGTTCGTGCAAGGTTTCAGCAGGTTCGATATCCCAGTTCCACAACGATTCTGTTGAGGACAAAAGCGGAGATTGATGCGCTGGACAACGCAGTGGGCACCAGCATCGACTTCGACGCTTTGCTGGGGGCTCTAACCGAGCTTGAGAAGCGGATTAACAGATCACGACACGGCACAAGGGGCGTCAACTGGATGCATACTGATCACGTTAACGAGGCGATGGCTGCGGTCTCGCTCGTTCGCGAAAGGATCAATGAGAAGCTGCACGACCCCGCTGCGCTTGAAGCAGAGATAGGAGCGGTGGAAGCCGCTATTTCCGAGCTTGATCAGCCCACTGTGCGCCTTGCGGCCGGTCAGCTCAAGCGGCTGGTCGCCCGTGTCAAGAGGGACGCGCCGCTAACAAACTGGGTAGCGCGTTGTTTTCCCACAGGCTCAGGACGCGACAAGTACTTTCAATGCATCGAGGCGCAACGAAATCGACTGCAGACGCTCTGGCATCGCATGGAGGGACAGCAGGCGGAGAGACTCCGCGATTTTGACCGGCAGTGCGCGGACTTGAAGACGGAGTTGGCCGGTGCAACCGATCTGCGCCATATTCTGGACGAGATCCGTGAGGTGGCTAGTGCGCGGGAAGATTTCACGCGGGAAAGTCAGGCGGAACTCAACGCGATGGTCGACGGCCTTTTTGCGGCCTTCAAGACCCGCGTTTGTGACATCCAGGCCGTGCGGGTGCTATTGGACGGCGTCCGTAGAGATGTCAAGGACGCGCACCGCCACATCCTGGCGAGAATTGATTTTGACAACCTGAACGAACAGATCGCGATGGCAAAACGCTGGGTAGGATTGAGGGACTTTCCAGACAGTCAACGGCCCGCACTTCGGACACAGATTAACGAATGTTATGGACAGGTTCGTAAACTCCGCTTTAGACAAGAAGCAGCAAAGGCAGAGCGGCTCGAGCGTGCGGAGCAGATTTTCACTGACCTAAAGGGTGACATCGAAGCTGTTGTGTCAAACTGCGCCGTTAACGCCAAGGCACCGGACGTTTGGCAGCGCTTGGTTGATCTAGATCAACGTCTGCGTGACAACGCAAGGTTGCTTTCTGAACCGCAGTTAGCAGCCCTTCGAGAGAGTCTGGATTCGGGTTTCAACTGTGTTCGAGCCGCGCGTGCAGCCTTTGCCGCGCAGGCCGCCCAAGTGTTCGCGCAATACAACGAAGACCTCAGCAACGTTCTGTTCACGCTTGAGGAAGATCCCACACGTGAAAGCGCATTTGAAGCGATTGAGAGAATCAAACCGGTTCGGGCGAACCTGAAAACTGAAGGCCGACTGCTCAGGGCCCAGCGACAAGAGCTAAATGGTCTCTTGAGCGCGATTTCAGCGTCCATACACGAGATCTTCGAGCAAAGCGACCAACAAGCCACTCGTGAATATAACCGGATCCAAGCTGATATAGAGCGGCTTGCGACTGAGGTTCAAGGAGCACAGTCATGGGGCGCGGCAAATTCTCTGATTGATGTTCATCAAGACCTAAGCGCACAGGTTCGCGATGCTCAACTCAACATCGCATCGAGGAAGATGTGCAGGGCAGAATTGGACAAAGTATGGGAGGAGCTTGAAGACCGGCTGCGGTTGTTGCGAGCCAAGCGTGACGGAGGTGAGGATCTTGAGGCGATGCTGGACGGGCTGGAACGACAAGGCTTTCTAATAGTTGTGAACGACGTGCCAACTGCATGACGGCAGTGGGGTGTTCTTCCATGGCCGCTGGGCTTAGGCTAGGCATTCTCTGGGAAGGACGGAACGGAACGCGATCGAAGCCCGATTGGAGGTCAATGGATGGCGAAGCAAGAAGTCGTCGAGACTTTCTATGGTAAGTATTCCAAGTACGAAGTCGTCAAGGAACCCGGCGGCGTTTTCTCTGGTCCGAAGTTCTACATACATAGGGACGGCCATTACTATCGCGGTTCGTTTTCAAGCTTGAGAGACGCGGTCGAGGCCGCCAAGAGAGAGGCCGATAAGGAAGGATGATTTCCCGCCAGCCTCTCAACCTCTCTAGCCGAAGCTCGTGGCTCAAGGCCTTCGTTTCTTCGTTTCGATCAAGCGACGAGGGAACGAGATCGCAGGGAGCGCATTGGGCAGCCAGCGCGCCCGACCGATGGACTGAGAATTCTCCGCTTCCGTTTATGAACACGGTTCCTCTCGGGGAGCCAAATCCATTCCCTGCAACGTTTTCCCCGCAGTTTGTTGACGGCACAGCCACTTCCGCAAGTCCCCAACTGGCCGACGTTTCGCGCGTTCTCCGTCTCTCCGTTTGTCTCCGCGTCCGCCCTGGCGGGCCAGATGTGCGCGCCGGCGGCGGTCACTGGAGGCCGTTTCTCCCCGTCTCCGGGCCGATTCGCTGAGTTGGTTAACGGCTCCGCCAAGTTGTCAGAACCCAGGTAGGACGCTTCGAACCCAGGCGGCGTATATAGTTAACGAACGCGGCAACACGCCGCGTCGATCCCATCCACCAGACGCCGGCTCGACCGCCAAGCGGAGATCGTCGTGGGTGGTCTTCCAAGGAGACCGCTCATGCGCGATCACGATGCCATGCTCGATCAGGCAATCCGCGAGGTCGCCGCGATCCTCGGCGATGCACTCGTGCGCCTGATTCTCCCCACGCCTGTTGACTTCCCGGAGACAGAGAGCCCTCATGTCAGTGCTGGTTAACGCCATGAAGACAGAAACCCAAATCCGAGAGGAGATCGAGGCGCTCCGCAACCTGACCACGGCGCAGCTCAAGGAGAAGTACCGCGAGGTTTTCGGCGAGGAGTCCCGATCGAATCACAAGCAGTTCCTGTTCCGCCGCATCGCCTGGCGCATCCAGGCCAACGCCTGGGGTGGCCTGTCCGAGCGCGCCCGCCGCCGCGCGCTGGAGATCGCAAACGACGCCGACCTGCGCATCCGCGCGCCGAAGAACTTCCTGCGCGAGCCTGCCGACAACGGCCGGTCGGCCGAGGCGCGCGTGAAGCCCTCGCTCGATCCCCGCCTGCCGCTGCCCGGCACGCCGCTCATCCGCCGCTATCAGGGCAAGGACATCATCGTCCACGTGCGCCCAGATGGTGGATTCGAGTGCAACGGGAGGATCTACAAGTCGCTGAGCCGCGCGGTCACGGAGGCGACGGGCACTCGCTGGAACGGGTTCGCGTTTTACGGCTTGGGCCATCGGCCAGGAGCGACGCATGGCGAACGGGAATAACGGCAATGGCGCGCCGAAGCCGGTCCGCTGCGCCATCTACACGCGGAAGTCGACCGACGAGGGTCTGAACCAGGACTTCAACTCCCTCGACGCGCAGCGCGACGCCGGCGAGGCCTACATCCGCAGCCAGGCTGGCGAGGGCTGGACGCTCGTGCCGGAGCAGTACGACGACGGCGGCTACACCGGAGCCAACATGGACCGCCCGGCGCTGCGCCGCCTGCTGGCCGACATCCAGGCCAGGAAGGTCGATTGCGTCGTGGTCTACAAGGTGGACCGCCTCAGCCGCTCGATCCGCGACTTCGGCAAGATCATGGAGATCCTGGAGAAGCACGGCGCGACGTTCGTCTCGGTCACGCAGCAGTTCAACACGACCACCTCCCTCGGCCGCCTGACGCTGAACATCCTGCTCTCCTTCGCGCAGTTCGAGCGCGAGATCATAAGCGAGCGCACCCGCGACAAGCAGATCCTGGCGCGCAAACGTGGGAAGTGGACCGGGGGCCACCTGCCGCTCGGCTACGACCTGGAGGACGGCTGCCTCGTCATCAACGAAGAGGAGGCCGCCCGCGTGCGCCAGGTCTTCGGATGGTACTTGGAAGGCCACTCCGTGCATGGCGTCGTGGCGAAATGCGCGGGCCTCGGCTGGCGCAACAAAGAGTGGGCAACCAAGGAGGGCAAGACGTTCGGCGGCCACCCGCTGCGGAAGTGCCACATCTACACGATGCTGGCGAACCCTCTGTACGCCGCGCGTATCCGCGCGGGCGACGAGCTGGTGGCTGCCACGCACCCGCCCATCATCGACGACCACACCTTCGACCTGGTGCAGCAGAAGTTGAAGGAGAACACGCGGAATCCCGGCGGCGAGCACCGGCCGAAGTTGGAGGCCCTGCTGCGCGGCCTGCTCTACTGCGCGGCTTGCGGCTCGCCCATGTCGCCGAGCTACTCGTCGAGTAAGACCCGGCGCTACCGATACTATGTCTGCCTGCGCACCCTGCAGCGGAACGGCGATGGGTGCGCCACGCGGGCCGTGTCGGCGCCTCTGGTTGAAGAGGCGGTAATCGAGAGCGTGCGGCGGTTCGCCGCGAAACCTGAGGTCATCGAGGCCATCGCCCGAGCAGCGCGGCACCGGATGGCCGAGGAACTGGGCAAGTATCGCGAGGAGTTGAAGGCGGTGAACATTCGTGTCCGCAATGCCAAGTCCCAGCTCGCGCGCAGGAAGAGCCCGGACGTCGATCGAGAGGCCGCACTTCGCGAAACCATTACAGCGGGCGAGGCCCGGGCGGAAGAACTGCGCCGCGCCGTGGAACGCGGCGAGAGGCTGAGGTTCGATGAGCACACAGTGCGCCAGCGCATGGCGACGTTTGAAGAGGTCTGGAAGACCATGACCATCCAGCAGCAGGCGTCGCTGCTGCGCCAATTGATCGAACGGGTCGGCTACGACGCCCGCGGCGACAAGGTAAAGGTCACCTACCACTCGAACGGCATCCGCGAGTTCTGCAAGGAGGCGACAAAGTGAAAGACCGCTGCGAAGACGAGATCCCGCTCAAACGGACGGCGCGCCAAGCCGCAGGCCGGCCGAAGAAGGAGGCCGCGCCACCGCCGCCACGCATCTCACGCATCACCCGGCTGATGGCGCTGGCGATCAAGTTCCAGGACATGGTGGACCGCGGCGAGGTGAAGGACTACGCCGACTTGGCCCGGCTGGGCTATGTCACCCGGGCCAGGGTGACGCAGATCATGAACCTAACGTTGTTGGCGCCGGAGGTCCAAGAGGAACTCCTCTTTGGGCCGACCGATCAGAAGCCCCCTACGGAGGCAGCCCTCCGCTCGGCCGCCGCCGAAGCACACTGGCATGAACAGCAGAGATCGCTTCAGATCCCATTCAGATTTGGCCCGGTTCATTTGTCCAGAAATCGCTTAAGCCGCCGTTGAAGTGCGCCTTGATTCCCCAGCTGGCATTCCCAGATGGTGAGCACCTGCCAACCGAGGCCTCTCAGCGTCTTCAGATTAGCGGCATCCCGCCGTTTGGTGCGTTCTAACTTCGGCAACCAGTACGCAAGGTTTGATTTCGGAACGTGGGCGATGCCACACCGCCCGTGACTATGCCAAAAACAACCGTGGACGAAAATAACCTTCTGGCGTCCGGGAAAGATTAAGTCCGGGCGGCCGGGCAGATCCTGACTGTGCAGTCGAAAGCGGTAGCCCATGCCGTGCACCAGACGCCGAACGAGCATCTCCGGCGATGTGTGCCGGCTTCGAATCCGGCTCATGTTTGCCGAGCGCCGTTCTGGTGTCAACTTGTCCATCAAGCAGTACTATAACGGCCAGCCACGCGGCAGCAACCAAACCATGGTTAACCATGGTTGTGGGCAACCACGGGGTATGCAGTGCCAAGCGTTCGCCGCGTTCTACTGTTTTATCCGACGCAGTTGGCCGTAATGGTCAACTGCGGCTCGTGCGCTTGCCGCTCAGGGCATCGGAACTCTGTGCACTTAGCAGAAGTTGCTCTGCCTGCTTCGGAAATTTCCGGACTAGCCACCGGAGAACTTCAAGCTGGTCCGCACCGGTCGCGCGCCTTACTTGAATCAACAACTTCTGCAGTGAAGGCCGGTCCAGGGTGAGATTCCGCGCACCCTCATTGCAGACCGAGCAGATCGCCCGCAGATTCGACGGATCGTCGCTGCCGCCCATCGATTTGTCGACAATGTGCCCGATATGGAGCCGCGTCTTTCGAGTAGGGTCGCTGGGGTGCGGCTCACCGGCGACGGCGCCGCACATCTGGCACGTGAAACCGTTACGGTCCAGGACAAACGCCCGGGTTTCTTTCGAGATGCCCCGCTCAAATGCTGGAGCCGGCTTCGGGTCAAGAAGAAGGTATTGGCCAGGCTTCAGGTCGCTCCGGTCATTGTGCGTCAGGATCTGGTACCCTTCCTCCGTCCGGAGTTCACGAACACGCCGTGCCCATTCACTTGCATTTCCCGAGGCCTCGCGCAATTCGTCTGAATCCAGAACCTTTCCAACGTGTGAAAGGAAATAGGCCCGAAGCCTCGCCCTGGATCCTGATGGAGTCTTGGATCTCATTTCGATCCTTGAGGGTTCACCCGGCTACGCGAATCAGCCTTGGCGCCATTAGGCAAGCCTTCAGTCTCTCCGCAACTGCTTGCGCGAATGGAGGAGGGAAGGCGTTCCCCACTTGCCGGTAGGTCTGTGTTTTGGTGCCGACAAACTGCCACTCATCCGGGAACCCCTGGAGCCGCGCGACCATACGAACAGTCAGCCGCGGCATCCCGACGAAATCAGGCCCAGGAGCGTCGTTCGCTATGCCAAGACCGTCGACACCAAGCGACGCCCATGCTTTCCGCGCTCGTGTGGGTCCGAGATCGGGACCACCGTGCTTGTGGGAACCGCCCACAATCGTAGGAGCGATGTCGTCAGCCTGCCTCACCCAAGCTTTCGCACCCTTCCAGCCGTTCTCTGCCATGAGGTCGTACAGCGTTTCTCCCACCGTCTTCGGAGGGACATCCGACGGTTGGGGCCATGCGAAGTGCTCAGTCAGATCCTTTCGTACCGCGACGAAAACAACCCTCGGACGCAATTGTGGAACGCCAAAATCGGAAGCATTCATGAGCTTCCAGCCTGGCTCGTAGCCAAGTTTTTCCAGTTCCTTTCGCACGTAGCAGCGGTAGTCCTGGAAAACCGCATCGAGAAAGCCCCTTACGTTCTCGATCATCACCGCCCGCGGCCGAACCTGATCAACTAGCCGGATCATAGCTGGGAACAGGTTACGTTCATCCTTCTTGCCAAGCTGTTTCCCTGCAACAGAGAACGGAGGGCATGGCAATCCACCTGAGATCAGGTCTACGCCCTTCAACGATGAACCGTCGAACGTGTTCAAATCTTCCTCTATCACATCCCATCCGGGGCGGTTCAGGCGCAGAGTGGCGCATGCGTGCCTGTCAATCTCAACCAGCCCGGCATGGTGAAACCCGGCCTGCTCCAGGCCGATGGCTTGGCCTCCGGCACCAGCGCACAACTCCAAGGTGGTGAGCCCACTAGCGCTTCCGCGTTCCTGCGCAGGCTTGGCCGACGCAGTGATCCATGGGTTTTCCTCACCTTTGGAGAACTCTGGGAACAGCAACGGAGTACTCGGAGTGCGCCTCTTCATCTCTTCATCCTCATCGGCTGTTCACGAAATTATCTCACTCTGCCAACCCTTGGCGGCTGGTTGGCAAGGATTACTAGCCACAGCCCATTGTAAACGAACTAAAACACTGGCTCCAAGAAATGTTTCAGACCCCAAACTGTGCCATCTATGAGCCGAGCGGGGAGCACCCGGATGTTGATCGTCCACGCCTCTCGGATCCCACAGAGTTCCTGCACGAAAGAGAAGCCTTGCTGCGGAGGGCTGCGCCCTTTGGGAGAGGAGCGGCTGGGCCGCAGGAAGTGGCGGCCGTCCCACTGATCCGCGTGCGAGCGTGGCCCCGATCAGAGGCGTACCAGGCGGGCCTGGGGCAGTTGCTTCGCCTATTATTCGCCAGCTAGAATTGGGATTCGGTTGTGCTCCAGGCCGCCTGCCTGACGCTGCTTCGACGGGGTTTGACCTGCTGCCACGAACCACCTAACTCGTTGAGGTGATTGTACATGGCACTCAAGCTCAAGTATTTTTCTCATCCGGACATGCTGAGGCAGTTCGAGCCCGAGATCTTGGTCCGGATCGTGCAGACCGCTGGGGGGTTCTTCGCCGCGAAGGGCTTCCCCATCCCGGCTCCGGGGAATGGCGGCGAGATCGACTGCGAGGCCCTGGCCTCGATTCTTGCCGACCCGGATGAGGAGATGCCCGGCGATCTGGTCGACGGCCTGCACCTGATCAGCGAGCTGGGCAGCGAGGCCTATTTCGACGACCTGCTCCAGATGGCGGGCGAGGCGGGAATCGCGGTTGACGACGAGGCGACACCGCAGGACCTGGCCGCGCTGATCTGGCTGGCCCAGCCGCGGCTGCTCCAACAAAAGGACCGGGAGAGCAGCTTCGAGCGCCGGAAGACTTTCGAGAGCTTCGCCCCGGCCGACCCGGCCATGGTGATCAACGCCCAGGAGTTGCCCGAGGACCTCAGTGAACTTGAGTCGGCGCTGCGCGACTACTTCCGCAAGAAGAAGAAGGGGCGCCGCTGCCGGGTGTTGCGCAAGAACGCGCCGGGCGCGGTTCACTTCTACGTCCAGCACGGCCAGGCCTGCCGCCGGGAACCCAGTGTCAAAGGGGAGGAGTCGACCTGCACGTTCTTCCGCCCGGAGCGGACGGACATGGTCATCCTCGACACCGAGAATCCTGAGTTGCGGATCAACAGCGCCTCGGCGCCGGACATGCGCAAGTACCGGGAACTGTTCGGGCTGCACTTTTTCGGGAGCGCGGAGACGTTCCGCTATGCGCAGAAGTACAACCTGGAGCCGCTGCGGAAGCTGGGGCAGGCGTCGCTTGAGTGCAGCGATTTCCCGGACCTGGAATCGGCGCGACTGACGGAACTGGAGATGGATTGGGGCGGCGCGCTCAACAACAAGAGCGTTGAGAAGGCCGACGATGTTTTCATGGCCCTGGAGATCAGGCAAGCTCAAATTCCGGATCAGCCGGCGCTCAAGCGGGCCAAGATCAAGGTGAAGCGGAAGGGGATCAGGAAGGCCCGGGTGCTGTCCCTGGTGGCGGGGAACAAGTCGGGGTACCCGCGGGGCGAGGAAGCAGCGATCTTCGAGGAATGGCTGCGGGCTCGCGAGTTCATCGTCTACGGCAAGCGGGCCTATGAGGAAGCTGCATAAGCTATGGCGGGCGCTGGAGGGTATTCCGGGGCTGATGGGGGTGCCCGAGGTCTGGCGGCAGGAGTGTGGCGAAGACTTCGAGTTTGCCGCGCCTCATCTGAAGCCCACGGATATGATCGGCAAGCGGTACCCGTGCCCGAACTCCTTCAGTGAGTGCCCGCGCCGGATCGTCGACTACAGCGACGACGAGTTCGCGGCCATCTGCCAGGATGAGCATCAGCGATGCGAGCGGGTGCCGCTGACGAGGCGAGAAGCGCTCATCCACCGGCTTGATTTGGGAGGACTGCTGCAGCCGGTGCTCCGCGCGGCGCCGATCCGACCGCAGGCGATGACCCCGCATTCGCCGGGCCTGTGGGCCGTAGGATTGTCCGAACAACCCCACGCGTGCAACTCCCCGGTGTACTTTCTGCTGGCTCACTCCCGAAGTTCACACGAGGCGGCCGTGGGTCGCCTACTACTCGACATCCCGGATTCGTTCCTGCTCGTGCTGCCCACGAACCAGTTCCGAACGGTGGAGACGGAACGCCGGCTGCGAGAGCGCCGGGTGGAATGTCTTTGTCTCGAGGAGCAAGTGTTCGTAGATGGGCAGGGCGAGATCCTCTGGGCAGGCGCGGTGGAGACCCGGCGGGCGGTAGGCGATAAGGGGCCAGTGCCGCGGTCGGTAGGCAGCCCGGAGGCAGTCGCGGCGGTAAAGGAGTACATCCTGGCCAGAGGGCTCTCACAGACGGAGTTCAGCATCCAAGCTGGCGTCTCGGAGCGCACACTGAGGAACTTCCTGAAGGAGGGGACGATGCGCCGATCCACGCTCGAGGGTGTGGCGAAGGCGATGAATCTCAGCCTGGAGCAGCTCTTGCGAGGCGAGTTGCCCGCCTCGCTGAAGCTTCCGCGCCGCCGCTGAATTTGCCGGATTTCTTCCGGATTTCTTCCGGTTCCGTGTATGTCGGAAAAACGCTAGGTCGGGCAATCTCGATGCAGAGGTTGCGGGAAACAGCCCGCAGCGAGCATCGAGATGAAACAGAGTACACCCCAACGACTCCTGAATGAACGCCAGGTGGCGGATTCGTGCGCCATCAGCGTGCTCACCCTCCGCAAGTGGCGGACTGAGGGACGCGGTCCGCGTTACGTCAAGATCGGGACCCTGGTTCGCTATCGCCCCGAAGACGTCGATGCCTGGATTGAGAGCCATGAGTCGCAGAGCGCCGCGTGCGTGGAGGTGGCGCAATGAACCGCCCCACGTCGACCCGGGACCTCCGGCCATCCGAGCGCGCGTTTGCGGCGGCCATGTCGGCGCTGGGCTTCGGGCGGTTTGAGTATCTCCGGATTGAACGCGGCGAACTGGTTCTTGATCCCTGGCCGACCGTTGTGCGGGATGTGAAGTTCGGCTCGCAGGATCCGGGCGCGGCGAGAACCCTACCTGATGAATTCGAACTGAAGCCCCAAGTCGCGGAGTTGTTCGAGTACGTGCGCGCCGTCGACGCCGGCGAGATCCGTACGCTCGAAGTCAAGCACGGGCTGCCCTTCTCCATGGAAATCGAGATGGCAGGAGGGCGCCGCCATGCCTGATACAGGATTCGACCATGCTCTCCCCCTGGCCTTGCGGGCGGTTCAGGTGCGCGCTGCCGCGGCGGTGTCAACCGGTCGGGTGATAGCCGCGGATCGCGAAGACATCGAGCAGGACGCCCTCTTGGGACTCTGGATGGCGCTGCGGCACTATGACGCATCGCGCGCCAGCCTCCGGACTTTCCTCGAGCGCGTGGCGGACAAGCGCTTCGCCTCCCTGCTGCGGCGCCGGCGCAGTCCCGTCCTGATTGAACGTCTCGACGGTCATCGGTTCGCTACCGCTGACGGTATCCCGGCGGTCCAGTTTCATGTCGACTTCGAGCGCGTCCTCGCGCCCCTCGGTGATCCTGACCGGACACTGGCTCTTCTGCTGATCGACCACGGCCCTACCGAGATCAGCCGCATGCTCGGCATCGCCCGGTCCACCGTGTACGCCCGCATTGCGCGGCTCCGCTGTGCATTCCGCGAGGCTGGCTACGATCCCGCTGATTCAAAGGGAGGCTCGCGGTGAAGCATTCCCTGAAGATCATCGAGATTCCCTGCGACCAGATCCGCATCGGCGAGCGCCACCGGAAGGACATGGGTGATCTGGAAGTCCTAGCCACCAGCATCGCGACAGTGGGGCTGCTGCACCCGCCGGTGGTAACAGAGGACGGCCTCCTTGTCTGCGGGGAGCGGCGCTTCCTGGCCATGCGCGACATTCTGCGCTGGAAGACGATCCCCGTCGTTGTCCTACGAGTCTCCAGCATCGTCGCCGGCGAGTACGCCGAAAACGAGATCCGCAAGGACTTTACGCCCTCTGAACGGGTTGCGATCGCGAAGGCGATCGAGGAGAGCATTGGCAGCAGGCAGGGGCAGCGTACGGACAAGGAACTTCCGGTCAATTGCCCGGAAGTTGAGCCGGGGGTTGAGACCCGCGAAGTCGCTGCCGCCAAGGCGGGCTTCGACAGCGCCAGTACTTATGAGCGTGCCAAGAGGGTCGTCGAGAAGGCGGTAGACGAAGTCGTCGCCCAGATGGACGCGGGCGGGCTGTCTATCCATGCCGCTTCTGTCATCGCCGAACAGCCCCCTGACCGGCAACGTGAGATCGCCCAGTTACCGGAAGACGAGAAGAAGGCGGCGATACGGAAGCTGCGGCGCAAGGACCTGCCCACTCCGGCCGCAGCCCGGAAACAGGCGCTGGAAAGCGGCATGGCCATTCTGGACCGCAACCTGAACTATCAGTTGCCCACCCCAGAGTCGCAACGGCCCATCGTCGAGCGCAACTACGCCGCCATGGCCATTGCGGATGCGGCCCGGGCAATCTCCGGTTGCCAGCACTCCGCGCTGGAAATCGCCGCCGGCATTCGCAGTCTGGACACCCCCGACATGGACTTTGCAGGGCACTGCCGAAAGGCGGCCGCCTTCCTCGAAGCAATCAACCAGGAGCTCGAACGCAATGAGAACAAGTAGACGATCCGAACTGACCGAGGCAATTCGAGAAACCGTGGCGGCGTTTTGCGCCGCAGGCCGGCGTTTCTTGAACCGCGACGTCGTCGACACGGTGATCGAAAACAACGGCGACTTGTTCGCGGACCTCGGCCGGCAACTGGCGCGGGAGAAACTCTTCGACCTTACCCGCCGCGTCATGAAAACGGCGGCCGAAGTCACCGAGGCTGAGGCGCGCCTGCAACTCGGTCTGGACCTCCCGGAATTCGAGATGCCCAACCTGATCGCCGTGCCCGTGGACATCCTGAATCCCCTCAACGGCGACTGCGAGTGGGTGCCGGTGATGCAGGCGACCGTCGCGGACCTGGACTCCAATCTGCGCATGCTGGATGTCCAAATTGCAGCGGATCAGCGCCGCCGTCGCCACATCGCGATGCTGCGGCAGCGCGTGGTGGCG